TATGATTCATCCAATGGATGAGAAGATCAGATTTCTCAAAGGGAGTGAAAAGAGTTGTCTCTTCCAATCCTTGCTTCAACCATTCATAGTCCTCACAGCGAAGATAATTCTCCACTGGGACATGACTAAAGAAAATCAAAGCGAGTGATAACATAGGATGAACGCTCCGTTCCGCGACTTACTTGCGTCCTCCTCTGGGAGGAGGATGAACGTATGGTTATTATACCATACTATCTATACGATGACAACTGTAACATTTAATACCGTTTATGGTTCGTAATGTCTGACCATGTACCGCTCCAGTGCTCGGACACCAGCAAGAGTGTCACCTGCCCTAGAAATACTGACATTACAATCATCACAAATATATCCACGGAACTCTCCTGTGATATGACAATGATCTAATTGTAGTGACTTGCGGTAAGGTCCACTAGGAACTTTACCACAACAATCACAAGGAGTACCGTCTGGTGGTTTGGGATAGAGTTTTTTAAGATCTCGGATTACTTTCGCTTCTTTACGGATGCAATCTTTACAATCAATATTGATGCGTTTCTTTATCTTACCTTCACCACGACGACTAAAGCAGTCAATTGGTTTTACAATACCACATTTCCTGCAGGGTTTAGTCTTTGGTAAAAAGGAATCAGAAAGATTTACTTCTTCTTTTTTGGGTCTTGCCATAATTTAGGGTTCACTCTACCTTCAGTCTGCGTCATGGTAACAAAATCATGACGGTACTTGTCCCAATAATCATCAAAGATATCTACTCTCTTATTACCAGAAGCGATATCATACTTGTGTACACCACCTTCAATGTACTCAATCATGTATGCCGTATAAGGCAGAGATCTATCCTCACATAAGGAAGGGTCACAATCGCGATGAATAATTCTACAACCCTTCCCCATCAGGAACGTCCTCCCCACTTAATTTGTGGGAATGCTTCTTCCACACATGCCTTTGTAATCTTCCAGCGTTTGCCAATCTGTTTGTCTTTAGCAAGACAGAGAACCTCTGCCTCACCAGAATGAAGACCTTCAAGCATCTGAATGAACATCATCTCACGCTTTGCCTGCTTGACGCTAGAACCACCCTTAAAGAAGTGGTGTAGCAATCTGACCTGCTGCTCCAGTCGCGTGTGTTCTGTGCCCTCTGGTGCCTCGTTAGCATTGTAAGGAGGGGTTCCTGGTGGGAGCAAACTAACCACAGACTCATCAAAATTTACAATTAGAACAGACCTCAATGCCTGGGAGTTGTACTCCTGCAGCAGTGTGATCTTTTCTTTTTTAGTCTTAGCGTTGGATACTTTCTGGAGCACCTCATGCATCAAAAGTTTCATCGTCGTCGTCCTCAATAAATCTCACTGATAATAGTTCTTCGTTAATAACAAGTCCTTCATCATCATACATCTCGGGATGCATGTTCTGGAACTCTTCTCTGGTATAGAAATAGTCATGCATAAAGTCTTTGACTGTCCACCCTGCTACAACCCCGACACATAGAAATAGAAAAGATAATGTTGCCGAGAAAAATAGGATTGTTGCCGTTTCCATGTTCCAACTCCTGTTGTGGTTACTGTCTGCCCCACCTCAGTTCCAAGTTAAATTCAACTTTACGTTTGAGGAGGGAGAATGATTGCTTGAACCCAAAACCTCTCATAGGTTCTGGTGCCTGGTCGTCCTTAGCCCTCCTTAGCATGAGCTCTATGCCCTTATTTATGTTGATATCCTTATCATTTTTTGGCACTTACAAGACCCTCTTCTACTAAGAGTTTTGCCACTTCAACCAGGCTTGTGTAATGTTTTTCATCAATTACAGTGAAAGGAAATCCAACTGCATTAGGAAAACTTTTTCTAAATTTTGATTTGTTACTTGAATCAATTAGTTCTTCCTGATACTCCAAATTTGCTCGTTTAAACAGTTCTTTTATTTGTGTGCAATAAAAGCACCCAGGGGTCGTATAAACTTTAATCTCCATAAAAAAAGAGGGTCGTTACCGACCCCCAGTATATCACAGAGCGTTGCCTCTTGGCAACACCTCTTCAGGAAATACAAAGTTTTCATGTGGTTGGTCTACTGGAGCCATCCAGGCACGGAGACCTTCATTGAGGAGGATGTTCTTTGTATAGAACGTTTCAAATTCAGGATCCTCTGCTGCTCTAACTTCCTGAGACACAAAGTCATAAGCACGAAGATTGAGTGCGAGACCGATGATACCAATAGAACTTGTCCAAAGTCCCATGACAGGAACGAAAAGCATAAAGAAGTGCAACCAACGCTTATTGCTGAAAGCAATACCAAAAATCTGAGACCAGAATCGGTTAGCAGTGACCATGGAATAAGTTTCCTCTTCCTGAGTCGGTTCAAATGCTTTGAAAGTGTTTGACTGTTCGCTGTCTTCATAAAGAGTGTTCTCAACTGTTGCTCCGTGAATGGCACAGAGTAGTGCTCCTCCCAGTATACCAGCAACTCCCATCATATGGAAGGGGTTGAGCGTCCAGTTGTGGAACCCCTGAAGGAAGAGGAGGAACCTGAAGATTGCTGCGACCCCGAACGACGGCGCAAAGAACCACGACGACTGTCCCAGAGGGTACATAAGAAACACAGAGACAAATACAGCAATAGGACCTGAAAAAGCAATTGCATTGTAAGGACGAATTCCAACGAGACGGGCAATTTCAAACTGCCGAAGCATGAAACCTATGAGAGCAAAGGCTCCGTGGAGCGCCACAAAAGGCCAGAGTCCCCCAAGTTGGATCCAGCGGACGAAATCTCCCTGAGACTCAGGACCCCAAAGTAGAAGAAGAGAATGACCCATAGCGTCAGCAGGAGTTGACACTGCTGCTGTAAGAAAATTGCAACCCTCAAGGTAAGAAGACGCAATCCCGTGGGTGTACCAACTTGTAGCAAACGTTGTGCCAGTAAGCCAGCCACCAAGCGCAAGATAAGCAGTGGGAAAAAGAAGTAGTCCAGACCAACCCACAAAGACAAAGCGATCTCGTTTAAGCCAGTCATCCAGGACATCAAACCATCCCCTCTGCGAAATTGGTGGTGAAAGAGTTGAAGATACCATTATCCTCCATTAATACTTTTCCTATTTAGTTTACAATACTTTACAATTTTTGTCAATGGGTATTAGTGCTCATAAAAAAGGGAGGTCCCGCAACCTCCCCGTCTTATTAATCGTTTAGCATATTTCTACATATCCGTTTACAAGTAGTTTGATCTTCATCACACTCAATTAAACAGTTGAAATAATCGTTGATTAAATCTAATTCATCATTACATCGGTCAACGTTTTCCTCAAAGTGTTTCCATTCAGCAAGTTGATTGTAAGATACAAGGTTGTGCATAATGTCCTCCACGCACAAGGTTAAACATAATGTAGTTGGAGTTTAGAATCATTTGTCTCACCTCATTATTCTATCATATCTATACAAGATAGTGTTATGTGCGATACAAAAATTTATGCCTACGAGTTTATACCTAGTCATAAAAAAAGAGACCCGAAGGTCTCTTTTGAAGAATATTCAGTTTTTATATCAACCGATGGTCGGAGCGGTGAGAGCAACAGGAGTGCTTTCAGCAGCAGCGAGGTCCAACGGAAAGTTGTGGGCGTTACGCTCATGCATAACTTCCATCCCAAGGTTGGCACGGTTGAGAACGTCTGCCCAAGTGTTGAGCACACGACCCTGTGAATCAATCACAGACTGATTGAAATTGAAGCCATTCAAATTGAAAGCCATCGTGGAAACACCAAGAGCGGTGAACCAGATGCCGACAACGGGCCAGGCAGCAAGGAAGAAGTGCAGCGAGCGGGAGTTATTGAAGGAAGCATATTGGAAAATAAGGCGTCCGAAATAACCGTGAGCGGCAACGATATTATAGGTCTCTTCTTCTTGACCGAACTTGTAACCATAGTTCTGGGACTCAGACTCAGTGGTTTCACGAACCAGCGAGGAAGTAACCAGAGAACCGTGCATTGCACTGAACAGAGAACCACCGAAGACACCAGCGACGCCCAGCATGTGGAAGGGGTGCATCAGAATGTTGTGCTCTGCTTGGAAGACAAGCATATAGTTGAAGGTGCCACTAATA